AGTCAGCCGTCAGCGGCAAGCGCAATCCAGTCTGGCCCATCAAGAGGCCGACGCGGAAGACCAAAGCGTCTTTCCGGCCGGTGATTCTGGGCGTGAATGCGGCGAAGGACACGATCCGGAACCGCCTGCACGTCGAAGGACCGGGTCCGGGCTATATGCACTTCCCGAACGATCGGGACATCGGCTACTTCGAGCAGCTCACGTCGGAGCGATCCGTAGTGAAGGTTTCGGGTGGCCAGAAGTATCGCGTTTGGGAACTGCCGTCTGGTCGAGCGAACGAAGCGCTCGATTGCCGCGTGTATGCATATGCCGCGCTTTGTGGTTTGACGCACCTAGGATTGAAGCTGAACCGTCGCGCGGATCTCGTTGCGCAACCGCTTGATTACGACGCTTCGCAGCAGGCATGGGTGCCGCAACCGGCGCCTGAGCAGCCTAATGCACCGGCGCCGTCTTCGCCGACCGAAATCAAACCGGTCAGGAAGAAGTTGACGAACCGCATCGCATAGGAAAGCAATGGCTATCACAGATGGAATGAGCACTGCTGACATGCAGTCGAGACTGACCGCGCTCCAGGCGGCCTATTTCGATTTGTCGTCCGGGGTGAAGATCGTGACGGCCACCTACAACCAGGGGGACGGCACGAAGTCAGTCTCGTATCAGCAGAGCGACATTACTCAGATTTACCGAAGCATCCTGATGCTCCAGAAAGCATTGGGCCTTATCTCCTGCTATCCGCGCGCGCGAAGGGTTCTCTTCTAATGTCGCTTCTCGTCGATTCTTCCGGCAAGCCCTTCGGGGACCTGCCGGCCGGCGGTCGTGCGCGCGCAGATTCTGGATGGGGTGGGCCTGGCATCACGCAGCCGCCGTACTCGAGCCTCTTCCCATATGAGGCCGCGAGCGTCCAGACGCCTGAGATGGGGCAGTGGTTTCCGTGGATCCGGTCGCCGGATTCGGAAATCAACTTCTCTCGCGATCGGATGGTGTCGCGTTCGCGTGATCTGGCGCGGAACGATGGTTGGGCCAGCGGTGGCATTACTAGGATTCTGGATAACACGATCGGCGCGCACATGCGCCTGTCGGCTAATCCCGACTATCGTGCGTTGTCGTTGTCCGCAAAGGGCTTTGATGCTACGTGGGCTGATGAATTTCGACGCGCAGTGGAAGCGCTGTGGCGCGGATTCTCGGAAGACATCGGGCATTGGAATGACGTATCGCGACAGCTCACGCTGTCGCAACAGATGCGCCTCGCTATGCGTCACAAGCTGATCGACGGCGAGGATCTGTTTGTTGCGTACTGGATGCCTGAGCACGTTGGCCGCGGCGCGGCCAAATACGCAACGTCGTTCATGCTGATTGACCCAGACCGCCTGTCGAACCCATATCAGATGGTCGACACGAAGTACCTGCGCGGCGGGGTGGAGATCGACGATTATGGCGTACCTGTCGCATACCACATCCGCGAAGCGCATCAGAACGACTGGTACAACGCAGTAGAGTCCCAGACATGGCTAAGGGTAGAGCGCGAGGATGATGACGGCTGGCGACGTGTGATTCACGATTTCGAGCGCGACCGGGCTGGCCAGAACCGCGGTATTGGCGTGTTCACGCCGGTGCTTGCGCACGCCAAGATGCTTGCCCGCTATTACGGCGTCGAGCTGCAGGCCGCCACTGTCGCAACTATTTTCGGCACATATGTGACGAGCCCGTACGACCCGAAAATGGTCGAATCGGCGATGGACAGCGACGGTGAAGAGTTGGGCTTCTATCAGGATCTGCGCGCCGATTGGTCGAAAGAGCGCCCGGCAATGTTAAGCGGCGTCCGGGTTCCGACGTTGGCGCCGGGAGAAGAAATAAAACAGGTCGCTGCTGCGCACCCTCACGACGGATTCGGCGACTTCGCGCACGAAATGCTCCGCTCAATCGCTGCGGCACTCGGCGTCTCGGCGGAGCAGATCACGCAGGACTGGTCGCGCACCAACTATTCCAGCGCCCGCGCTGCAATGCTCGAAAGCTGGAAGACGCTCAGCCGCCGCAGCGCGGAATTCAAGATCGGAACGGCCGGCCCGCTGTACTCATGCTGGCTTCACGAGGTCATGGATAGCGGCATGTTGGATGACGTCCTGCCGCGCAACGCTCCGGACTTCATGGATGCCGCGACGGCGTACTCACGTTGTGATTTTCTCGGCGTCGGCCGGGGATATGTCGATGTTACCAAGGAGGCCGCCGGCGCCGTGATGCGCATGGATGGCGGCCTATCCACGCTCCGCTCAGAAAGCAGGGAGCAGGGTAGGGACTGGGAGGAGGACATCGAGCAGCGCGCCATCGAAGTAAAAATGTTCAAGGAAAAAGGCTTGAGTCTTCCTGGTTGGGCTGGCGGCGTAGCCGCCGCGGAGGCATCGAAGCCCCAAGAAGAGCCAAAGCCTGCGTAACGGCTTGAATCGTCGTCATCAGAACGCGCCCTGCGGGGCGCGCTTTCATTTCTGCTTCTGAAAAGCGCATGCAAAGAGAAACCAAAATCTACGTATTGCGCGACCCGCGAACAAATGAGATTCGGTATGTGGGGAAGACGGTTCAAAGTCTTGTACGGCGGTTAAGTGCTCACATTCTCAGAAGCGCGAATAAACGCACGCATCGTGATTGTTGGATCGCCGGCGTCTTGATGGCTGGATTGACGCCAAGGATCGAAGAAGTAGACGTGGCCGGTGACGACTGGGAAGAAAAAGAGAGGTTTTGGATCGCCCACTTTCGGGCTGCGGGCTTCGATTTGACCAACCAGACTGATGGCGGCGAGGGAACGCCGGGACTGGAAATGCCACTCCATGTCCGAGTGCAAGTTTCCGCCCGACAGTCTGCTCGCATGACTCCGGAATATCGAAAACATATCGGCGTTAAGTCAAGGGAAGCATGGACGCCAGAGCGTCGTGCTGAGTGGAGCATCCGGATGTCAGAGCGTTATACGCCCGAAGAGCGGGCGCGACGCTCAGCTCATCAAAACTCGCCGGAAATGCTTGAGCGTCAGCGCATAAAGCAAGCCCAAGTCTGGACGCCGGAAAGACGAGCGGCGCGATCGGCGCAAGTGAAGGCCCAGATGACGCCCAACCGCATAGCGGCTCACGCGGAGAAGCTTAAGAAGATGGCGGCAGACCCGGAGTGGAAGGCAAAACATTCCGCGACGCAGAAAGCGAAATGGACTCCGGAAATGAGAGCGGCCCAATCCGAAAGAACCAAGGCGCAATTCGCAGCGAAGCGAGCGGCCGCTGAGCGAGAGTCACAATGAAAAACTATCCATTCGCGGCCGCGCGGATCTTCGACGTGCCATTGGCAATCCACCCGTCCAAAGGGCAGGTGATTGCCAAGGCGCTCGCGAGCCGATTTGGCATCGGCGACGTTTCATTCGCCGGCGGTGATCCTGTTGTCGTGAAGCCAATGGCTTACGACGAGTGGGACGACGGCCCGTCGGAAGCATACGAAGAAACACCGTACGACTTGAGCCAGGGCGTTGCGATCATCGATGTGTCGGGAACGCTGGTTCAGAAGAGCGGCAATCTGCGACCCTACTCGGGGATGCTGGGCTACAACGCAATCCGACATAACTTCCTCGCGGCGCTGAACGATAAGAAAGTGCGGGCGATCGCGCTTTCTATCGATTCGCCAGGCGGCGAAGTCGCTGGCTGCTTCGATCTGGCTGATCTGATCTACAACTCGCGGAGCGTGAAGCCGACGCTGGCCATCCTCAGTGAGTGCGCATACAGCGCCGCTTACGCGCTGGCGAGCGCGTGCGAACAGATCACCGTCCCGCGGACTGGCGGCACAGGGTCGGTCGGCGTGATCTGCATGCACATCGACCAGAGTAAAGCGATCGACAAGGCCGGGATGGCCGTGACGATCATCAAGTACGGCGACCGGAAGGCCGATGGAAACCAGTTCAGCCCGCTGTCGAAGGAGGCCTTGAAGCGATTCCAGGACGACGTCGATGAGATGGGTGAGCTCTTCGTGTCCACTGTCGCGCGGAACCGCAATCTGTCTGCTGACGTCGTTCGAAAGACGCAGGCAACCACCTTTCTCGGTGCCGCCGGCGTCGAGATCGGCTTCGCCGACGCCGTCATGGCGCCGGATGAAGCATTCGAATCCCTGCTCGCTGAGCTGGGCTGACATTTCCCAAACCCCTAGAGGTATTCATGAGCATTCGTTCCCTTGCGGCGCGCGGGCTGTCGTTCGCCCATCTCGCC